TGACCACGGACAGCTCAAAGACGTGTATGGCCAGCAACTCCACGATATCCGCCGCGTATTTTTGGACGAAATCCTTCCAATTGGGTTCATAGTCGGGCGATTCCGGCCTCGAGGACAGCGGTTTATTTTCCGCCGTGTTGAAAGCACCGTCGTCAAAACCCAACAGTACCTCCATGCCGAACTTCACCCTCGTCGCGCTGTAGTTATATTCAATCTTCGAGCCGCGCCGCGTGACCAGGGAGTTGGCATATTTTACGCGCTCGTCCGTGGTGGGCATGCGGAACTGGAGTACGATCTTGGAGTTTGAGATCCTGTCATCCAGCACAAGGATGCAGGGCGCATCGTTTAATATTCTGGGCATGGTTTCCTCCTGAAATTTTACCTTTTGCCTTTTAACTTTTGCCTTTCCTACGCCGCGTAGGATGCCTGCAAATTCTTTACCCGCGTGATGACGCTGCCGTATGTGTCATCCTCCAGCACCTGGATGTCTCCCGCCTCCGCCAGGCGTTTCCCGTCGACAGTAATCGGCGATGTGAGGACGCCGACCTTCGGGAAGATCTTCTCCACCTGATAGTAATTCGAGCCATCGTACAGTGCGCCCTGGGCCAGGACGTAGATCCCGAACGTGTCGTTATCGTCGATGTGCTGCTGCAGGATGTAATCGCGGAATTCCTTGTTAACCTTGACCTTTTGCGCCCGACCGGCCCGCAGCGCCGACGATGCATAGAGACCGCTGGCACCCGGCTTGAATTCAATGGCTATATTGTTGTTCAATGTCCATTCCAGGGACTTCAGTTCCGCCTGTAGCGCCCTGCCGCCCTGGAACGCGGAACCATTCCATGCGCCGCCTAACATCATGGTCATCTGTGAGACCCGCAGCGGCGTCTCCGTTACCCTCGAGGGGAACGTCATCCAGCCGCTTTCCGTGGGGATATAGAGTATCTTGAAGTTTTTCAGCGTATGCGTCCCGCCGGGAGGGGTGATTGTAATCACGGCAGGCGGCGCGGCGGATACGGCGCTGTATGCCACCTCTGTCCATACCCCGGTGGCGAGCTCCACGCGTATCCTCTGGACATTCTGGAGCCGCAAGGCCGCCGTCGATCCTTCCACACCGTTGGCGACAAGCGTCAACGACGTCCCGTCGATATAGGCATTCACAATCTCTTCCGTGATATTGTTCGTTACCTTGCCGGTGCCCTTGATCGTCCCCACGATCTTGCACCAGGCGTCCTTGGCGTATGTCTCCACAATCGAGTCAACGAAAAAGGACGCGAATCTTTTTTTGACGATGGTTTTGCCCAGGCGTTCCGCCGCCGTGAATGAGGGATTGGAGCGGGACAGATCCAGATCGCCGTCGATGGGCGTGATGGTATGCAACTTGCCGTCGCCGGCCGTTGTAGGCACAGAGACGCCAAGGCCGAATGCGTTCAGAAACGCGAAATGCTGCGGCTGGGCCTTTTCAAAATTCATCGCAAACCCGGCCAGCGATCCGAGATCGTAAATGACGTCCGGCTCTTCCTTGCCGTGGGCCTCGCCGTCGTTCGTCTCGCGCCGCGGTTCCGCGTTGATCACATCGCCTATCGCGCAGAGCATCGTGGTATCCGGCGCCTGCTCCGTGTTGATCGCCGTTTCCGCTGTGTTGGCCGATACCGCAATCAGGTTATGCGTGGCCATGTTGCTTCTTATAGTCATGATTTACCCTCCTCTCCCCCTGTGGAAGACGCCTCGGAGGATCTATTTTTTGTCGCCGATTTCGTTTTCGGCGGCGCAGCCTCGTCAGCGACCTCCTCAAACTTCCGGGCCTCCTCCGGCGGGATCTCCGCATAGAAGAACCCCTTCCTGAACTTCCTGCGCGCGAACGTCCCGTCCACAACCTGGAAGCTCTCGATTCCTGGTTTCAATTTGTATGACATGATGTATCCCCCTTAACTGCTGATTGAAAAAAATGTTTTCAATGCAAAAAGATAGACCGAAAATTTATCCGACGTCAGGACGGGCATGATCTTCACCGGCGAAAGAGGCTCGATGTCGAGGCCAAGGTCGTTGTCGATCAGCTCGTCTTTGAGTATCTCGAGGATCTCATAGACCCCGACGCGCGCGCTTTTCCTGCCGCGGAGATCCTTGGCGACAACCACCACGGAAATGGTCATATTGTCATCCCAGGATGAACGCGATCCCGCAAAATCCGAGCCGGCGTAGAGAACATAGACCGCAGGCATATTTACCGTGAGCGCCTCGACCTGGGCTACGAGTTTATCGAGCTCCCCGCCATAAGCATCCACGGTCTTGCAGACGTCCGTCAGATTAGTCGCGGCCTGCAGCGTGGCGAGGGTGCCGTCCTCAACGTCTTTTATTGTGAGCACCATATCCGCCTCAGAAACCCTTCATTTTGCCCCTGGTAAATATCCTGTCCGCCGCCGTTATTGTGCTTTCCTGGCTTTCCACTGCCGCGGCCTCCACGCCCCCGACCGCGAGTGAGGCCTTACCTGCGGAGATATCCTTGAGCATCCTGATCGCGTTACTGTAACTGTCCTTCTTCGCCTCCGGGATAGTCTCCACTTTCCGCTTGTAGAGATTGTAGACGGCGATATCGACGGAGAGCTTTTTGATGGGCAGGGGCACGGTTGCGAACGGCGTCGAGTAGCGCATGGCGCAGTACGTGTCGATCTCCGCATCCGCTGCCGCTATTGCCTCATCGATCCGGGCGATGATGGCAGTGCAATCCTCGTCGTCCGGATCAATGACTGTCGGCTCAAGATTCTCGTCGTCCGTGAGCTGGATGATCGCCGCTTCCGGCAGCGATGTTTTCATATCGTCGAGAGTGGAATAGTCCATTGTTTATGCCTATCCCACCTTTTTCGCCAGCTCGAGCAGGTCGGCCTTTTTTGCGTCTTTCGGATACTCGATTTTTTTCTTATCGAGCAGTTCCTTGAGATCCACGACGGTCATGGCGGCGAGCGGATCATCATCCTTCTTCTCAACGACCTCGACCTGCAATTTCGGTTCTGCTTTGAGGATGGCCAGCTGCTCTTTCGTAAATTTGTCGTCCGGATATACCACCCAGTCTGCAGGATGCGCGACGCCGCATCTGCGGAACTTCGCCTTCTTGCTTTTTATTCGAATAGGCATGTCTGCCTCCTTTCATTTTTTTTAGGCTCCCCCTCCCGTCAAGAGAGGGGGAGAAAAATTGCAATTGTTGTCATGTCATCCTTATGCCAGCCAGGGGCAGACGACCAACTTCGCCGAGTTGTACCAGACATTGCTGGCGCCGGCGGCGGTAAACTGCATCTCCACGAGTGCCTTGCCCGCCGACTCGTTGCTTGCCCCGACGATGAGATGCGTCGGCATGATCCCCAACGGAGTTTCCCCCACGCCGTCATCGCGTTTGAGACTCATCATGGCCGTCCGCGCTGCCGGATAATAGGTCGTATCCAGCACGCGTTTGCTGCCGTAGGCCAACTGCCAGAGGCCGAATCCCACGTTCTTCCGGTCGTCCACGCCGTAGCGGAACTTCTTCCTCATGAAGACGTTCTCATCGTCCGGACGGTCCATCGCCACGAACTGAGGCTGCTTGCGGATCTGAAGTATCAGCGGCTTGATGGGCCGGGAGAGATCCATGAGATACCACGCAGCCGCGCTGCCGCCGCCATAGTTGGATACGGACGAGTCGTTAGCCGGGTGGTCGTCATCGAAGAAATACTGGCCGTCATAGCACAGCTCACTGAATCCAGCCGCGAGCAGCGCGAAGACCAGGATATCGGGATGCACCTTGGCGGCGCTGGCCAGCCCCTGGATCATCGGTGTATAAATGCCGACCTGGTCGTCATCGATGTCATTCCTGTCCACCTCGACTGTGGCCTCATAATCCTTGTTTGTGATCGTGTACTTGAATGCGGACAGGTCTTTGAGTACCCTGTCGCCTACCCATTCCTTCATCGTCGGGAACTCGCCAAGCCAGGGATAATCGACGCTTTTACCGGTGGACGGCACCGGCATCGCGACGAGGGGCCACATATTCTGCACCATGTCGAGGGCCTGATTAAAAACGGTGTTGAAGGTCTTGTAGATACCTGCGAGATTCGCTTGATTTACTATCATGTTTTCATGTCCTCCTTGTCTGGATTTCCGTCATCCCTGCCCCCGAATTTCCCTATCGGGGGCAAGAATGACATTTTTTTATTTTTTTATTTACGCCGTTACGACGTCAACAGTTTCCTCTTGTATTCGAGCCACGCGCCGTAGATATACACTGCATCGCCGTCGTTTGTCCCGCCCAGGATCAGCACGCCAGTGACTGCGCTCGGTGAAGCCAAGAGTCCGTCGAGCCCGCAGGTAAACGTCAATTCCGTTACGGCTGCCACAATGGTCTGCGCCGCTGTATCCTGGATGTCCGCATTTGCCACATCGCCCGCCGCCACCGGGAAGACTTCGCAATCCAGGGTCAGGACGTCGTTATCGGCATCCTTCCCGGCCAGGACATGCACATGGAGATCGGCGCTTACATCGATATCCTGCGGCAGCGGCACGGAAAACCCTAATGTCTCACCGACCGAGCAGTTTATCGGGATATCGATCACAATTTCCTTGTTTGCGAGCTGCGCATAGCCCGCAACGGTTGTCGCCTGCTTTGTCAATGCCGTACCGTCTTCCATCGTAATCGCGCCCAGCGGGATGGGGACGGTAGCCTGAATCGTTTTAAGGGCTTGATAGATCTCCTGCAGCGCCCCTTCTGCCTCGGTCTGTTCGGTGAAAGTGCCGGCGTCGGTGATATCAATCGCCGATGCGGCATGTGCCCCGGACGTATCCGCAATATGTGTCGCCACGTCCGCCTGGCGGATGGCCGGCTCTATGTCAATCCAGGCATGGGTTGTATCGATAAAGCCTGCGATGATGCCGCAGAAAATGTCATGGGTCGTCTGCGCGGTGAGATCGACCGTTTCATCGTCCACCAAAAATACGTTGTCGCCGATATTGGCTATGGTGATTACTGTCCCCAGCGTGGCTCTGAAGAGCCCGCGTCTTCTGACATTGACCGTAACATCGCCGTCATCGCCCAACTTGTTGTCCTGATGTTCACGGGCTACGCCGACAAATATCTGCCCGGCTGTGTCATGCCCCGGGATGAGATAACCCGCCGCGTTCACACTCACGAAAGCGCCAGCAAATATTTCAACCGCCCTGTAAACGTCGAAGGGTATCTCTACGCCTTCCTTGTATTCGATTTTTTTGTCCGCCGACAGTGCGCCTCTCTGGGAGAGAAGCGTCCTTCCAACGAAAAGCCTGAAGTCACTGCTTGTCATGAATAAAACGAGACACAGGAATAACGCTACCACCAGTATCAGACAGGTCACCGCCATCCCTCCGCCTATTGAATTAATTGTGTACATTTTTTCCTCCTTAATCTTTTTCGTCCGCGGTGGGCGGATTATTTGTTATATTTTTTGAACGTATCCTCGCTGACGCCACACATCTCGTTGATCTTTTTCTGCTCGTCGCCGATGGCGCCCGCCTGATCCTTTGCCGCGATCTGAATTTTGTCGAGCGGGATAATGCTGCCGGGAGCGCGCGCGAGAACGATCAGTTTAAACTGTTCCGGGTTCGTCTTCGCCAGATTGCGCCCCCATTTGTCCAGTTCGTCCGGGCTGGTCTTGCCTTCTTTAAGGGCGAGGGCGACGAGATCCTCCTGCTCCATTGTGGCAATTTTCGTCGTGAGCTCCGCCACCTTGAGACTCAGTTCTTTGGCCACATCTCCCGGAGATTTCAACGCGGCCACGAGCTGGATGACTTCATCCTTCCCCGCGGTCTCTTTCGCGCCAAGTGCCGCCAGCACTTCCTTGCAGGCCACCACGGGCGGCGCCGTCTCCAGCGTTTTGCATTTTGCGATGATTGCCTCCACGGCCTGCGTAACTTTTTCCTCGGCGGCGTCGGCCGCGAGGCCCAACAGTTTTCTCAATTTTTCAATCATGCTTGTTGCCTCCTTTCGGTATTCTCCGACATTAAATTTTTGTCTGAATTTATCTAATCGGGCGGTGATCTTCGCCCGTTCCTCAGAGTTATATTGTTCCTGGTTTTGCGCCTGTCCCCAGTACGATGCGGCACTTCGCGTCTGGTCCACGTCCGGGCAGGGATAGCGGTAATTGACCGGGTCCAGGAACTCATCATCCGGCACATTCGCCCATTCCCCCGGTTTCGTCACATGACCGCCGTCTTTGACGCCGATGCTGTATTTCCGGCTCCGCTCTTCCTGTGCGGTGCGGGCGGCGTCGAGGCCCGCCTTTGCGATGATCGGCTCCAGGTTGTTGATCAGCGGACTGTTAGTCAACGCCACATTGAAGATCTGGTGTATCTTACGATCAGAAGCATGGTACAGAATGACCGGCGAAAAAAAGCGGTATTCGCGGCTCTCCAGATAATCCTTCGCCCTTTTCGTCCAGTCCACAAGCGCCCAGAGCCCATCTTTCCCCT